GAACTTTGACAGGGAAATTTCTTTAACAGTTGCGCATATTGACAGGCTGAAGGAACTGTATCCAAGACTTATTAAGGAGGAGGAAAAGAGCCAACAGGATAAGAAGGTAAAGGATCCTGGCAAAATTGAGGCTCTTAGGGAGAGAGAAAGAGTAGACATCGAGGCGGCCGAAACAAAACTCGATACACTATACCGCAATCATTACATCCTCCGTGAGAGAGATTACATCCAGTCGTTGGAACGACGTAGAGCTGTGCTCGGTCGGTACACCAATGCAATGATATCTGTTTGGGAGGGATACTATAGTACCATACAGCAACTACAGCAGACGTACATTGAGATGGAGCAGGCTGTAGTAGATTATATGTATGGTGTGAACGCGATTAGTGCGACTGAGGCGTACAATCGAGAATCGGAACTAGCGCGCAGGAGCACCGAGAACCGTTTAGATGGTCTAAATAAAATCACGGCGGCAAGGCGCGCGTTCCTCGAGAATGAGCGCGACGCCATTGGTATCAGTACCGACAACGCCAACAGAATAAATACAGAAATCGCTCTTTCCGAACAGAAAAGGGCAAACACTGCGGAAACAATAAAGGCGGAGGGTCTTTCCAAGCAGTTACAGCTCGATATCAAGTACGCAAAGGACGCACAGTATATCTACGAGCGGTACGGTACGGATGCTTTTAGTCACTTCCTTACCGTTCAGCTCAACGAGTTCCAACGATTCGGAGACCAACTACAAAAGATCTCACAAAGTGTCGCACAGGGAATGTCCGACGCTTTCTCCACCTTCTTCTTTGATGCTTATTCAGGAAAGATGAAGTCGCTTGCCGACTACACTAAGCAGTTCCTGGATGGTGTACTAAAGCAGATCTACGATTCCTTATCCAAGCAGTTGACCGCCTGGCTACTTTCCCCGCTTAGGATTGAGCTTCCTAAGTTTAAGCTCCCAACGCCCGCGGAGCAGGAGAAAGTCCAGACGGAGTTGATGAACGTCGTCGCTGAAACAGTAAACATTGTCGGCGGGATGCAACCAGGGGGCGGGTGGGGTGCGGGTCTGCCGAATATTGTTGATCTTGAGTCGGAAAGGGAGGCTGCAGCCAAAACCTTGGGGGAAATAGAGTCAATTTCCCCAGAAGGAATAGTTTATAAAAGCGGTGAGGTGCTGGCGACTGCTGAGCCGGTGAGTGTTACAGGACCTCGGGTTCCTGTGCCTACCACCAAAACTTTTACTGTTACAGGGCCTCAGGCCTCCGCACCCACCACTGAACCCACAACCGAAGTGGGCAGTGTTTTTGATGACTTGATGTCAGATATAAAGGGATTCGGTCGGGAGTGGACAGAGAACGTTACGTCCATCTACGACGATGTCCTTTCAAGCACAGAGGTTGTAAGAGAACAGCTTGTCGCCGGTTGGGAGCAGGTTGCAGAGCAGTCGGACGATCTTCTGTCTACTGTCACTGGTTTCGGTGAAGAGTGGACACGAGAAGTCGAGGACATATTCAGTGATAGTGGTATTAATTCTGTCTTCGCTGAACTATCCGAAGACATCCAAGGTTTCGGGATGGAATGGACGGAGGAATTTGATAACGCCATTTCATCTGCTTTGGATTCCATGCTAGGCACCCTCGAAGGGTTTGGCATGGAATGGACTGAGGGATTTGACAGTGCCATTTCATCCTCTTTGGATTCCATGTTAGGTAGCCTTGACAGTTTCGGGGCGGAATGGGCCGAGGAGTTTGGTGATGTTCTTTCGTCCGCGTTTGATACCTCATTAGGCAGTCTCCAGGGTTTCGGGATGGAATGGACCGAGGAGATCGGTGACACACTTTCCTCTGCTCTGGATTTCATGCTAGATGACATGCAAGGCTTTGGCATGGAATGGACGGAAGGACTTGGGAACCTCTTTTCATCCGCGGAGGATGCAATATCCCTGTTTGGTAATCAGCTACTTTCTAAGTTGGGTGGTGAAGGAGGAATCTCTAGCGTACCCATCTTGGGAGACTTGTTTGGCGAAGGAGGTATTTTTTCCTTCGCAGCGAAGGGCGCTAAAACTAGTAAGGATGAACCTTTTATCGTCGGTGAGGAAGGGCCCGAGATATTCATTCCTGATACTGCGGGAACCATCGTTTCTAACAAACAAGCATTTACTCCTACACCGTTTGTTCCTCCTGATGCCTACGTGGATGATATGGGGTATCCATTAACGGACATCGGGCAGGCTCGTAGAGCGGAAGACGAAAAGAAAGCGAATGACGCCTACCTTCGTGAAAAGGAAACTGAAGAGAAGAAAAAGCAGGAGCAGGAAACAAGCACCGACTCAATTTGGCAGACGGTAGGTCTTCTTGGTGTCCTCGGTGGGTTGAAACTGTTTGGAGGCAAAAAGGACAAGGACAGTAAGAATAAGGACGACGTCGGTTGGGCCCCCGAGGGACACCCGCAAACCCACGAGGAAGCGGGAACAGCAGGGGCTGAAACCGATGTGGAAGACGCACTTTCCGTTGTAATAAGTAAACTTGATGAAGCGGCTACATCAGCTTCGAACTTCTTTAAGGGACTGTCCGGGGGCGGCGAAGGAAAATCAGAAGGTGGTCCGCTAGAAAACTTGCTCGGTACAGCGTCGTCCGAGGAAGATACGGGGGAGTCCATTCTTGACTCCTTCGATCCGGAAGTGGAACTGGAAGCCTTCCAACAAATTTGGTCAGACGGTGCAGACACTCTTTCCAACGCTTTGCAGGTTGGTACGGATGACGTCTCAACCTCCATTGTGAGCTCGTTCCTAACAGGCGGTGACGCTGTAGGGATGACTCTTAACAATGTGTTTTCTATGGCTGTTACAAGTCTATCCTCTTGGGGTAGTTCTTTTGTAGATATGCTTTCCTCGATGATTAGTGGGGGAGGTGGTGGGGGCGGTCTGTTTGAAGGCATTCCTTTCCTTGGCGACCTGTTTGGGGGAGGGGGTGCGATGGGCGGTGCCGAGTCCTTTGGGGCGAATGAACTCCTAACCTGGGCAGCAATGGCCCATACGGGCAGGCAGGCTTACGGGGACTTCCCTAGCTATAAGTTGGTGCCTGCGGGGGTATTCGCTGGTGCTCCCAGACACCACGCGGGCAATCTTTCCCCCAATGAACGGGCGGTTATCGTGACAGACGATGAGCATATTGTCCCGAACAATAAAACAACCCGTGGCGGGCAGGCCCCAGAGGCACCTCAACAGCCTGTCATTGTTCAGTTCAACGTCACCACAATGGATTCGGCGTCCTTCGGGGCGTATGTGCATGAGAACAGGAAGTTGATCTCGAATGCGGTTTTGGCAGCTCAAGGGGAAAACCACCGGGCGAGAAAAGGCAGGTAACGGATGGCTTACGAAACTTTCCCAACCACGATAACCCTTTCGTACCCTATAGTGAAAACCCCTGTGTTTGAAACACAGGTTATTTCATTTGGTGGATCCGTGGAACAGCGTATCAAACGTTCCCCGACCCCCACATATAAATTTAAGGCCACTTTGGATAACTCTGAAATAGATCAAGCCGAGCCGCTACGCTTGTTTTTCGAGGCTCGTTGCGGGTCTTTTGACCCTTTCTACTTCCGTAACCCAGAGGAATGTTTTGGGGGTAGGGCCTGGTCCTCTGGTATTGCCTACTCTGTGGGCATGGTGGTGCATCCCGTAACTCCGAATGGGCGCTCTTATAAATGCACCACGGCAGGGTCCTCCGGAGGAACAGAACCAACATGGCCCACAACGACTAACGGAGCTGTGGCTGATGGTGGTGCCGTGTGGACGGAAAACACCTACCTCGTTCGTTTTGTAGAGGACGAGATCAATCAGGAGTATTTTAATTATCTTCTTTACAATTTTGGCACATTCGAAATGGTGGAGACGGACGGGTAATGGCTGACATCAACTTTTTGCAAAAAACATTAACCATCGCTGAAATCTACCGCATAGATATGAATGATGCTGATAACTCCACCATGCTTCTAACGAGCCACAAACAGAGTATCGTTTACGGCGGGTACACTTTTGTGGCTGTTCCTATGAAACGTGGTTCTATCCAGTACCATGCTAATTTGGAAGTGGACAAGCTCGAAATAACAATGGGCATTGTGGGCATACAGGTGGGCACAGAACAGTACAGTATCCCAACTTGCATACGGAGGGATTATTTTCGAGGTGCTCGGGTACGTATGTGGGTTGTTGACTACTCGGACCCAGCCATTACGGGAAGAATGTTTTGGGATGGGTATATCTCTGGTGAGATTAACTATACCGATGGTGTTCTGAAGGTTTCCGTCGGTTCCATTCTTGACAGGCTTTCGGACAAGTTTCCGAAGGTTATTTATTCTGAGTTTTGTCAGCATTCCCATTTTTCCACTAGTGCTCCGGGGGCGTTTCACACGCTTTGTGAGCTAGTGGAGGCCTCTTGGAATGTGGCGAGTACCGTTACTTCTGGAACGACGAACGTACGTATCTACGCCCCTATTTTTGCTTTTTCAAGCTACGCCGAGGGGTATTGGGAACGCGGAAAGTTTTATTGGTCAGGAGTAAAGAGATCAGTTGCAAACCATGGCGACGGTTATGTTGATCTGCTCACCCCCTTGCCGGGGGTTCCCCAAGTGGACGACGCTTTTTCAGCCTCTCCGGGCTGTAATAGGACTTCTACAATGTGCTATACAAAGTACAATAATTTAACCCACTTTTTTGGGTTTGAGCATATTCCAAAACCGGAAATACTTTACACTTCATTGACACAGTGATTTTTATGACAAAAGACCTGTTGGTACAAAACGCAAGAACGTGGATCGGAACAAAGTACCTTTTCGGGCAGTGTGTCAAAGGTTCTGGCGCTGATTGCGCTACTTTTATCATCGGGGTTTTTATGGAAACAGGCATCTTTCCAAAAACATTCCGAATGAGCAGAAGATACAACCGTCAAGCAACGGCAAATTTGCCGGAGAGTGTGTTTATAAATGAACTGGAGAAAGTCCCCTTTTTCCAAAGGGTGTGGGATTCGGAAACAGGTCCGCAACCTCCCCCTATCGAAAAGGGAGATGTTTTGGTTTTCAAAAAGGCCACCACGGGCGATGGGCATATGGGCCTTTGCACGGATACGGGCCTTTTTATCCATTGCAACACAACGGGTGGGGTACAAGAAGAGCGTTTCTTAAAACAGACTGTTAGCTCTGTTTGGCGGTGCAAAGAATGGGTTGGTTAGGTAGCATATTCAGAATAGTTATTCCCGTGGTGGCCGCTGTTATCGGCTTCGTAATATCGGGATTTAACCCCATGGGGGCTGTGTACGGGTTTGGACTCGGCATGGCGATTGGCGGGGCCTTATTTCCCCCAGAGGCAGAAAACAAACAAAGCCAGGGCATAGCGCAGCTACAAGTATCTGGCTCTAATTACGGTGGAGCAATCCCTGTGGTTTACGGGAGCCGCCGCGTAGCAGGAAACCTGATTTGGGTTGGTGCCCTTGAAACTGTCGCGGTGGAACACGATGCAGGTGGCGGTGGTTGTGGTGGCGGCGGTGGTTCGTACACCACGTATGACTATTACATTCCTTTTGCTATGGCGATATGTCTCGGTCGTGGACGGAAGGTCGTAACGAAACTATTTAAAAACAAAGACACCTATTTTTACATTGACGGGGAAGTGAAGAAAACTTCTACCGACCGGGTAAACATACAGGATTTGCAAGTGACCATTGCCCAC